ACGACGCCTCGATTCAGGCCAACACGCAAAGCAACTACAGCGTAGACGGTGCCCTGACTTATGACGACGTAGTCGCAATGGAGGCTGCGTGTGCGACCATGAACGGCTTGGGCGACAATCCGAAGTGGCTTTCCAACTTCAAGGTACGTGCCGCCGCAAAGAAGACCGTGAAGGGTTCCAACAACTTCCAATTCATCCTTGACGACGATGAAAGGATGATTGGTCACGAGTTCATGGCCAATTCGCTGGTGCCGTTCAACCTCGGAGCTTCGCCGTTCAACAAGTCGCCGCTGATTTTCTTCGGTGATCCTTCGACCTGCGTTGCAGCCATCTTCGGTGGAGACAACTTCGAGATCGTGGTTGATCAGTACACCCAACTGTCAAGCGGCGGAATCCGCCTCGCACTGCCGTTCTCGGTCGATTTCAAATTCCTCCAGCCCGGTAAGATCGTCGTGGCCCGTGACATCTTGGCCTAATCCTGACAAGGGATCGACACAAGACCTCGTGGAACTTTTCTGGTTCCACGAGGTTTTTTTGTTGGTGCATAAATATTTCATGATCATTACACGCAAGCAAATCATCGAAGTTCTAACTTCACGAACCAGCAACGGCATGGTGGCGGTGAAGACCCAAAAGGACGTTTACAACGGGTTGTTCTATCCCAAGGCAACAGTCTGCGAGATCTTCTTCGAGACCGCTGTGGAGTGGATTTACTACGGACTGGCATTGCTCGCCGATCCCGATTTCTACAATCCCGGCGACGATCACCCGAACCCATACGGAGACTTAACATGGACATTCTCAGATTTCTGCGAAGCCTAGTCAGTCGTCCGTCTCCGGATAATGCCCAGATCGAGGAAACGAGGGAGGAACGAATTCGACGCCTTGAATCTCTCGTAGACAGCCGTGAACCCATATTCTACCGCCAACATGAGTTGACTCGATGACATGCATCTATCGTCCGAAACTTAGGTGATCATGGCGAATTCTCATTAGAATTTAGAAACATCTCACTTATATAAAGTGGACTCTAACCTCCACGAAGGTGAGATACGATGAATGAGATTAATCCTAAGCTTCTGAGCCGATGGGCTCACATGATGAATCGCTGCTATCAACCCAAGAATTCCGACTTCAAGAATTACGGAGGGCGTGGCATCAAGGTTTGCGATCGGTGGTTTGACTATCGAAACTTTGTGAAAGACCTAGGCGATCCCCCTGCGGGTTACTCGTTAGATCGAATCGATAATGACGGTGACTATTCCCCAGAGAACACGAGGTGGGCAGACAAGTACACCCAAGTTAACAATCGTAGAAGCTCGGTAAAATATACATACAAAGGTGAGACCTATTCGATTGCAGAATGGGCAAGAATCAAGGGCATCAAGGTGGCAACACTAAAGGCTCGGCTCCGTAGGGAAGAATGGTCTATCGAGGATGCATTAGAACGTTCAGTCGCTCCCCCTCCAGAAGAGATTTCCTTCAACGGAGAAACAAGACGCATTCAGGAATGGGCAGACCATTATGGACTTAAATCCTCACTGATTCGAGACAGGCTTGCTAAAGGATGGTCATTCGAAAAGACTGTGACTACCCCCGTCCTAAATGAGACGATTTTAATCGAGTGGAATGGAGAGATCAAAACCATATCTGAGTGGAGCAAGATTACGGGCATCCTACCTCGCACGATCTTCGATAGGCACAAACGTGGAGTACCCATCGATGACGTATTCAAGCTTCCTAAAACAACCTCATACACGGCATTTGGAGAAACTAGACGTTTATACGAATGGGCTAGAACCATGAATGTCAATCCATTGACTTTGCAATCGAGACTTCTCAGAGGTTGGGACATCGAAAGAGCCCTCACTACGCCAGTTGAACAAAGTGGGGTTACAACTCGATGACATGCATCTACACAACTGGCGGCTTGGGTGATGTGCTGGTCCTGGAATCCCATTTTGAAGAGGTGCCTGAACGGATCTATTGGGCTTCGAGAGCGAGGCCAGACCTGGAGCCGCTCTTTCGCATCGCCTATCCCGAGACCGAACACGTCGATTTGTGGGCTGGTCTTGAAGACCAGAGGAATCCCTTCAGAAGCGGCACCATCCCTTCGACTCGGTGCCCAGAAGACGCCGAAGACTGGAGCATCGAAATCGCTTTCCTCATGTGCAGAATCGATTATCCGTTCCGTGGCTCCAGGCTCCTCGGTGTCAAACTCGCCGACCTGGAGCACGTGAAGCTTCCGCCAAGATTCGTCGTCGTCCAGCATGACACCCCGTTCAATCCTCCCGTGTCACGCCGAACGCTTGAACCTTCGGAATGGGCTTGGATGATCGAGAACACACCTCTCCCCCTCGTAGTAGTGGGGAGTGGAGGCAGCGCCTCAACACCGAATCACCCACGCATCATCGATCGCACCGGACTGTCTCTAGGCGTATCGATCGAGATTCTTAAGCATGCTGATGCGTACTGGGGGATTGATTCCGTGTTGTCAGTGCTTGCCGCTCAACGCCTACCCGCCCACAGGTTGCGGATTCGTGGCACACCGGGATGGCTCGACGTATCGAAGGATGTCTATTACCGACCTCACACGACCTTCGATTTCATAAAGGCCCGGCTTTACGACGACGAGCCCCTATATAAGTCTATGCAAGGTTACATCAAGGTTCGCACACTGCAAGATTGTCATTTAAATAAATACATCCCTAGGGGATTCGTCGTCGACCTCCACCCCGACGTGGCGAGAGAGTGGATACGCAACGGCCTCGCAGAGGACTGGACGCAGAAGGAAATCCAAAAACAAGAGTTCAAGCGAGAACTCGAAGAATCGTTCGTGGCGGCGGTGAAGAAGAAGCGCAAGGCGAAGTCGAAGGCGAAGGCGAAGTCGAAGGGGGTCAGTTGAAATACGATGTCATCACTCCACCGGCAGAGGAGCCGGTAACGCTGGACGAGTTGAAAACTCAGTGCAACATCTTCCATGATCGGCTTGACGCCAAGCTTACTTCTCTTGGAAAAGCCGCCCGTGAATTGGTGGAGATTGAAACCGCTCGTTGTCTCGTGGACACCACGATCAAGGTGCGGCTCGACTACTTCGATGCTTACACAATTAAATTGCCAATTGCTTATGCAAAATCCGTCACCTCGATCTTCTATCGTCCAGGCGCCGGTGACGAACTCGTGGAGTATACCGGTTTCCAGTTCTCAAGAGGCGAACCCGGCCGAATTCGTCCACCCTATGCCGGGTGGTTCCCCTGGACATTCGCCACCCTCGATGGAGTGGAGATTACTTGCGTGTGTGGGTATGGAGCCAAGGAAGACGTCCCCGAAGGTCTCAAGCAAGCAATCCTCCTTCTGGTCAGTCATTGGAATGAGAACCGTGAAGCCGTGACGTTCGGTCCTGGCACGGAATTGCCGATCGGCGTGGAACGGCTTCTCAACCTCTACCGCTGGCAGGGGATGGGAGGTGCCGCTTGAGGTCAGGTCAACATCGCATGTGGATCGCTCTCCAGAGTCCGGCTGTCGATTCCTACGCCGATGATGGGGAGCCGCTCCCAGAGCCGTATACGACCTACTGGGAGGGCTTCGCCTACTTCCGGCCGGAGAGCGGTGCCGAAGGTGTCCAGACCGATCAAGTCGTTGCAACCCTGCAATGGGCTTGCACCGTCCGGTGGGTGCCCGGCGTGAAGCCGACTCACCAAATCCTATACGACGATCGCACGTTTCAGATCACCACCGTCTTCGACCCGGACGGGAAGCGGTGGACGTTGGAAATGAAGGCTACAGAGGTGGCTTGATGGCCGTAGCCAGAGTACAGGTGGACGGACTCCGAGGCATCAACGACCGACTCTCGGGCATGGGCAAGAAAGCCCGTCCCCTGATGCGTAAGGCGTTGAGGGCCGGCGGTAAGGTTCTCGCCAAGTCGGCGAAGTCGAAGGCTCCTAGGGGGGACACCGGAAATTTAAAGAAGTCGATCAAAGTCAGAGCGGGTCGAAGATCCCGGAAGTGGACATCAGTGATTGTCAGCATGGGCTCTGAGTTAAATGACAAGCTGGAAGGGAAGACCGCCTATGCCATGCAAACCGAATTCGGCGCCCCTCACCATGGCCAGCCCGCAAGGCCCGTCATGCGTCCGGCTTTCGATGAGGAGGGGGATGCGGCCGTCGACCAAATGCAAACCGACGTGCTTTCCGGCCTCCTGGCCTTCGAGAAGCCGGCACCCAAAGAGGAGGACTGAGTTTGTTTAATTATTATCCTTTCAATGCGGCGCCTTTCAATTCGCCTCTCGAAATCGATCTGCCGAAAACCTATTCCTTCCTCGAAGCGTGGCGTGGACTCGTGGAAAGCGTCTCTGGCTTCTCCCCTGTAACCGCCTACCAGCGTCCACAAGCGGCCAAGAACTCCGACCGGGTGTTTTATCGGTTGACGAGCCGTGATCACCTCCAGGGGGTCACAGGCTACCTTGGAGCCAGGGTCACCTACCTCGATGTGATCTCTTGTTCGCTCCACCCCTCCACGGCGATATCGATCGACCTCCAGATACAAGGCGGTCTTGATCGCTTCTCCGGGATCAATCGTGGCCACAAGTTCCTAAGCGTAGTTCATCAGAACGTGACTCGCAGCAGTTTCAGGAACGGCACCGCCTGGATTTGGTACGTCACTTCGACTTATCGTGTTCACCATCTTTGATTGTTCACGCATAACTAAAGAATGATCTCAGAGGCATTCGCAAAACGCACACAGACCGAACTCGACGTACTTGTACATCCTGACGTGTTACCGCAATCCACATCGCTTCCATGCATCGTGTACACAATGGTTTCTCGTCCGAGTTTCCAGGGTGTGGCGCAGCGACTCCCTTTCGAGGTCGTGCGTATCCAGGTGGACATTTACGGCAAGAATGCCAACGACGTTGAGTTACTAGGAGACAAGTTACTCGACCTCTGGCGGGGGACGACCGGGGCCATCGACGGACTTGTGGGGGAGCGAATCAACAAGTGCTATCCGGCAGAAGACAGCTATAGCGTGGACTACCTGCCCGACAATGTGCGACCGCTTTGGACGCTTAACGTCGATCTCTTTGTTGAGATTCTCATCGACTAACGTAGATATAGCATCATCCTTTTTGAGGCACCTTATGGCGATCACTCCAGTAACGGGAACAATCTTGGCAATCCAATTGTCCGGTGCGACTTACACCGAGATCGGGCAAGTCATCTCGATCGGCGACAACAGCGTCACCAGCGAACCCATCATCATCAACTTCGTCAATGCAACGGGCCCGAGCAAATATGGCAGTGGGCGAAAAGACCCTGGACAACATTCGTTCGTCGTTGCCTGGGACCAGGGATCGGCCCAACACGCCGCAATCCTGGCCTGCGTAGGATTGCAGGGCACGAATGCCGTCAAGCCATTTCAGATCACAAGTCCTGGCTTCACGCCGCAACCATTCACTGCGATCATCAAAGAAGTCGCCCGATCCTTCGCCGATCAGCAAGTAGTTGCGACCATCAATGTGGAGGTCGTAACACCACTATGAGTAACCTAACGCTCGCCGAGATCCGTGCAAAGAAGATCGTGAACACCCGCTCCTTGTTCGTAGAAGACTGGGGCGGCGACGTCTACGTGAAACGCCTCACCTTGCTGGAGTATGCCAGGTTTCAAGGGCTCGTGAAGGTCGAGCCCACTCCGATGGTGGATTTGGTCATCCTTTTCGCAGCGAACGAGGACGGCACGCCGCTCTTCACAGAATCCGATCGGGAATTCCTGGAGAACACTCCGGTGGAAATCCTTGATGACATCTTTCTGGCGGGTGTCGAACTGTTGAATTTGAATAAGAAGAACGAGAACAAGGAGAAGGACGACGCAAAAAACTGATCGAGGGATCACCGTTTTTGCAAACGCTAATGCGGTGCTCCCTTCGGTATCAGACTCGTCCTTCCGTGGTTCTCGGTCTCGAAGACGGCGTCGTGTGGAATGATCTGGATCGGGATTTGGTCATGGCGTACTGGTCTCTGTTCCCGGAGTACGATCCCACTTTTGCGGCGGGATTAATTGCATGGTCGAACTTGTGGGCGGCTGGCAAAAAAGTGAAGGTCGAAGATATGCTACCGAAGGTATCGAAGCCCCTGACAGCAGAGGAAACACACAACGCAATCAAGGCGATGTTGGGAGGAT